ATGCGATTCAACATGCTGGCTCTGGCCGTGGGCCACGTTTACCAATCCGCTGACGTCTATGCGTCCTTCGGCGTTAATAGCGCTGTGATGTCTTCCAGCGATCCCGCTGAACACGCTCAGAACATGTTGGCCCTGGACGTGGCAACCCGTGACGGTGACACCTCGATTGACCTTGCTGATGATTCTGAAGAGCAAACCGAAGAGTCCACTGATGAGGGTGAGGAATCCGGCGAACAAGAGAGCGACGAAAGTGGCGATGAGTCGGAAGGGGATGAGGGCGCACAGGGGGAGGGTGACTTTGAGCCCCTCGGTGATCCTGATGCAGAGCTGACGGAAGCCTCTCAGCAGCTTGAAGAGTATTCCACGGGCTTCGATGAGATGCGCGCCCATGCCATCAAAGCAGGTCTCCCTGCTGACGTAGCGGCCCGTATCGAAGAAGAATATGAAGCTGACGGCAAACTCTCTGAAGACTCGTATGCGCAGTTGGCTAAAGCTGGCTATTCGGCTGGCTTCGTTAACTCGTTCATGAAGGGTCAGGAAGCTGTTGCAGAAGCCTACGTCTCCAAGATCGTGGCGTATGCAGGCGGTAAGGAACAGTTCGACCGCGTTGTGGCTCACCTCAAGGCCAACTCCCCGAAGTCGATGGACTCGCTGTATGACGCTATTGAGCGCCGGGACCTGAATACCGTTCAAACGGTAATCAACTTGGGCATGGCAAGTCAGGCCAAGAAGTTCGGTAAGCAGCCTGAGCGAACTTTGAATCGCCGCAATGCTGCACCTGCGGGTCGCGCCCCAGCTCAACAAGTTGAAGGCTTTTCGTCTCAAACAGAGATGGTTAAAGCTATGGGTGATTCGCGCTATGGGCGTGATGCTAAATACACCCAGGAAGTTCGCAATAAGGTACTTGCCGCCTCTTGGTAAGACCTCGGATTTAAAACCCCCACTATAACAGAAAGATACTTTCGGACATCCGTCTGAAGGCCTTTCTGCGCCCGGAGATAACTGAATAAGGAGAACTAATACATGGCAAATGCAAAAGGTCAACAGATTGGTAAGAACCAAGGCAAAGGCGTTACTGATGCGGACAAACTGGCTAACTTTCTAAAAGTTTTCGGTGGTGAAGTTCTGACTGCTTTCATGCGTCGAGCTGTGACCATGGACAAGCATATGGTTCGTACCATTCAAAACGGTAAGTCCGCTTCGTTCCCGGTAATGGGCCGTACTGCTGGTTACTACTTGGCAGCGGGTGAAAACCTGGATGACAAGCGCGGCGACATCAAACATGCCGAGAAAGTTATCACTATCGACGGCTTGTTGGCTTCGGACGTTCTGATCTTCGATATTGAGAACGCCATGAATCACTACGATGTTGGTGCTGAGTATTCGGCGCAACTGGGTGAGGCCCTGGCTATCGCTGCGGACGGCGCGGTACTGGCTGAGATGGCTAAGCTGTGCAACTTGCCAGCCGCTGCTAACGAGAACATTGAAGGCCTCGGCGCGGCGACTGTCCTGCCAATTGGTCTGAAAGCTCTGGAAGATGACTCCGAGACGCTGGGTAAAGCGATCCTGAAAGCTCTCACCGTTGCCCGTGCGAAACTGACCCGCAACTACGTTCCTGCTCAAGATCGTAAGGTCTACACCAAGCCTGAATACTACAGCGCTATCTTGGCCGCACTGCTGCCTAACGCTGCTAACTTCTCGGCGCTGACTGATCCTGAGACCGGCAACATCAAGAACGTTATGGGCTTCGAGATTATCGAAGTGCCGCACCTGACTGAAGGTGGTGCGGGTGATGACCGTGATGGCACCAACCGCAAACATGCATTCCCGGCGACTACTGGCGGTGACGTACAGGTTGCCCTGGATAACGTTGTAGCTCTCTTCAATCACCGTTCTGCTGTGGGCACCGTGAAGCTGAAGGACATGGCTCTGGAACGTGCCCGCCGTCCTGAATTCCAGGCTGACCAGATCATTGGTCGCTACGCAATGGGCCACGGCGGCCTGCGTCCTGAAGCTGCGGGCGCTCTGGTCTTCGGTGCAATCCCAAAGACTAAGTAACCCTCCCGACTTAAAGCCCCTCATCCCGTTTTCTTAAAGGGTTAGAGGGGCTTTTTGTTTCCTGCAATTAACTTCAGGAGGGCCATATGGCAAGCCTCGAATCATTCATTGAGTCCGACGATGAGCTGTCAGCAGTTAATGACATGCTTGCGGCTATTGGTGAGTCGCCTGTTAGTTCCCTTGAAGGGGACCCGAACGCCGATGTGGCTAACTGTCGTCGTTTACTCAACCAAGTAAATCGTGAAGTCCAATCTAAAGGCTGGGCTTTCAATATCGAAGAGGATGCTACGTTAACCCCTGATAGTTTCTCGGGGCTCATTAACTACCTAAGCGATTACCTCAAGATCACAACAGGCAACTATTCAAATCGCGGTGGGTTTCTATACGACCGCACAACAAAGACTGATGTTTTCAAAGACCCCATTACGGTTTCCCTGGTGCGCCTTCGGGAGTACCAAGAGATGCCTGAGTGTTTTCGCTCTTACATCGTCGCTAAGGCCTCCCGGCGCTTCAATATTCGGTTCTTTGGGGCCGGTGAGATTGAGGGTTCTCTACAGGAACAGGAGGCAACTGCCTGGGCTGAATGCCAGGAGTACGAACTTGATTATGGTAACTACAACATGCTCGATGGTGACGCATGGACTGGTGGCCGAATCTCCCGTTAATTCCAATAACAAGGAGGTCACTACATGGGATTTGTGCGTTACGCAAACATCGAAGACAGAGAGGCGGCGAGAAAGGCCGCTCACGCAAAAAAGAAAGAGTTTCTGAGTACGCCAGAAGGTAAAGCGTGGAAGAGGAACGAGCAGCTAAAAAGCCTTTACGGAATCACTGCGGAAGGGTTCGAGGCACTGAACGAAAAGCAGGGTGGCCTATGCAAAATATGTGAATCACCTGCGTCAACTAACCGCTTCGGCAGACTCTATATCGACCACTGTCACGTCTCTGGGAAAATACGCGGACTCCTGTGCAGTAAGTGCAATATGGCTATTGGTCTGTTGCGGGACTGCCCTACGCGAATAGCTTCCGCCCTCACATATCTACAGGAGGGCTAAATGGGACTTGTCAGCCAGTCGGTTAAGAACCTTAAAGGAGGTATATCGCAACAACCGGACATCCTACGTTTCAGCAACCAAGGCCAGCTTCAAATCAATGGGTGGTCCTCGGAAACCGAAGGTCTTCAGAAACGTCCCCCAACCACCTTTGTGAAACGCTTGGGTCCAGTGGGTATGTTTGGTGCAAAGCCTCTAATCCACCTCGTGAACCGTGATGCATCCGAACAGTATTTTATGGTGTTTACGGGGCAGGGCGTGGAAGTAGCGGACCTCAAAGGGAACCGCTACACCGTCCGGGGCTACAACGGTTATGCCAACTGTGAGCATCCACGGAATGACCTGCGCTTAATCACCGTCGCTGACTACACGTTCGTTACCAACCGCAACAAGCTGACGGCAATGAAAAGCACGCTGACCCATGCCGACTACGGTTCTATGACGAGGCGCTGTGTAATCAACGTCAGAGGCGGTCAATACGGCCGAACCCTGAAGGTACACATCAACGATGTCCAGATGGCAATCCTGAAGATGCCCGTAGGTGACTCTGTGGTGACTACGCCTCCCCAGGTGGAGCAGACGGATGCCGGTTACATCGCTACTCAGATGGCCGCACAGATCAACACTAACGGCGCTTCTCGCGGGATCACCGCACAGGCGGGCCAAGGTTGGATCATTGTGACAGCCGCTGGGAACGACATTAAGACCGTGAAGACCGAGGACGGCTACGCAAACCAACTGCTTAACTCGTTCATCTATCAGGTCCAGACGTTCGCCAAGTTGCCCGCTCAGTGCATTGACGGATACCTCGTGGAAATCACTGGGGAGGCATCACGTACCGGGGATAACTATTGGGTGCGGTATGACTCAGCGGGGCAGGTTTGGAAGGAGACCGTTAAGCCAGGGATCATTAGCGGGTTTGAACCAACGTCTATGCCTCATGCCCTGGTCCGAGCGGCTGACGGGCAGTTTGACTGGAAGGCTTTAACGTGGCCTGACAGAACCTGTGGGGACGACTTGACGAACCCCATGCCCTCGTTTGTCGAGGCGACCATTAACGACATCTTCTTCTTCAGGAATCGCTTAGGTTTCCTCTCGGGTGAAAACGTTGTGATGTCCAGGACCTCGAAGTATTTCAACTTCTTCCCGGCGTCTGTCAGCTCCCTCAGTGACGACGATCCTATTGACGTAGCTATCAGCCACAACCGGGTGAGCATCCTAAAGTACGCCGTACCGTTCTCCGAACAGTTGCTGTTGTGGTCCGATCAGGCCCAGTTCGTTCTGTCCTCTCAGGGGATCATGTCGACCAAGACGGCCCAGTTGGACCTAACCACAGAGTTCGATGTGAGCGATGGGGCACGGCCTTTTGGGATTGGGCGGGGTGTTTACTTCGCTGCACCGAGAGCGGCCTATACGAGCCTCAAGCGTTACTACGCGGTGCAGGATGTGAGCGATGTTAAGTCAGCAGAAGACATCTCTTCGCACGTTCCAAGCTATCTGCAAAACGTGGTCTATCACATCCACGGGTCAGGCACTGAGAACTTCGTTTCCGTTCTTTCGGATTCCGAAGAAAACAAGGTCTACATCTACAAGTTCCTCTACCTCAAGGAAGAGCTGGTACAGCAGTCGTGGTCACATTGGGAATTCGGTATTACCAACCGGGTCCTGGCGGCTGACTGTATTGGTTCGTATATGTACCTGCTGAATGAGCGCGCAGGTGTCGGGATGTGCCTGGAGCGCATCGAGTTCACAGCGGACACCGTGGACTACATGCAGGAGCCTTATAGGGCCTACATGGACATGAAGAAGCTGATGACACCTACGCGGTACGACGAGGACCTGAATGAGACCTATGCGAGCCTGAGTGACATCTATGGCGGTGTTCCTGATCCCCTTTCAGTGTTCTACACCCTGGACCCACAGGGCGTCTTAGAGCGTCACACCTCGGACAACTGGAATGTGGACGACCGCATTAAGTTAGTCGGGAATCGCATGGGCACGACTTTCATCGTTGGTCATGAGTACGGCTTTCAATACGAGTTCTCAAAGTTCCTCATCAAGCAAACAGCAGATGACGGTACGACCAATACCGAGGACATCGGGCGTCTTCAGCTTCGCCGCGCATGGGTCAATTACGACTCTTCGGGTGCCTTTGAAATCAACGTGAATAACGGGTCTTCCCAGTTTGTGTACGTGATGGCAGGCGGTCGCGTGGGTACTGAAGCGGTACTGGGCGGGCTCACGCTGGGCACTGGGCAGTACAAGTTCCCGGTGACAGGTAATGCCAAGGTTCAAAGCGTAACCCTTTCGTCCTATGCGCCGGTCCCCCTGAACATCATCGGGTGCGGCTGGGAGGGCAATTACATGCGCCGTTCAAGTGGCGTGTAAGGAGATAACAGACAAGGAGGAATCTATGCGATTGATTAAGGCTACTGAGGCCCACCTAAAGGCTGCTGCTGCGGACCTATGCGCCTCGGACCTTCAAGAGTTTCACTGTATGAAAGCCGGTAGAGACCCCCGCGATGTTCTACCGGAAGCGATTGATGAACACGCCCAGGCAATCGTTGTGGGCTCCCTGGTCCTGGCTGTTGGCGGACATACAAACTTAGGTATCTGGTTCGTGACTACCAACGTGGTTCACATGCTGACCCGAGCTGAACGCTTTCAGTTTTACCGTCTACTCAAACAAAACCTTGAGCGGGTCAAGCAGCGCTCACCGAGTCCTAAAACCAACTGGGTTTCCGTGGACAACCACGCACACATCCGCTTGCTGACAAAGCTGGGAGCCTCCTTCAACGAGGGCATCTTTATGTCACCTGCCGGATTTGCCTTTAAACAATTCTGGCTATAGGAGGGCGGCGCTATGTGCGAACCCGTAAGCATCGGTTTGGCGGTTGTCGCTGTGGCCGGTGCGGCAATGAGTGCATCTGAAGGGGCTAAGGCTAAGGGCCAGATGACAGACAACGAACGCAAGTCGCAAAACGAAATCGTGAAACAAGCCAACTTCGCGGAGAACGATCAGAAGCTCGCGACCGTAGACAAACACGATGAGGCCCGGCGTCAGCTCACAGAGGTGAACCTACAGGCCCTTCGGAACCAAGGGACCATCAATGCTGCTGTAGGTGAGTCTGGTCTTGCAGGCAACTCGATGGACCGCATCAAGAACTCTGTAGCCAACGATGCATCGGCGCAGAAGATGAACATCACTGAAAACTACGAGCGGGACTATCAGGCCATCTTTGCGAATCGCGTGGGCAGCTCTGAGAACTCTAAGGCCGCTGTACGTGGTGCAGGCGGTAACAACTACAAGGTGAACAACATCGCCAACGCCCTGAATATCGTATCGGCTGGTGGCAGTGCCTACACGGCATCTGGTGGCAAGTTCGGTAAGGGCGCCTCAACCACACCAACGGGAGGTAAGACAGCGTAATGGCTAATGAAATTGCACAAGCACTGGGCCAATCCGCCCAATCAACAGGAGGCCGTCAAGGCTTCCGCGCTGGGTCTGGTACAGGCTATCAGGCGGCGCGTATCGCAAAGCCCGTTATTGATAACTCCCTCGGGGAGTCCATGCGGAACTTCATCAAGGCAGGTGGTGACACATTCGCTGCATACGAGCAGAACCGTAAGGCCCAGGCAGATGAGCGCTCTAACGAGATTATCCGCAAGCTAACCCCTGAGCAGCGCCGACAAGCAATCGGGGAGGGGACTTTGCTCTATGCAGATGACCCGGATGCAATGCAGCAACTGCGCCTCAAGTCGGGCCGTAATGCTGCCTACGAGGTGGACAATGAGGTCCAGACAGAAATCCAAAAGGGATCTTTCCGAACCCGCAAGGAGCTGGACGAGTGGCGTCAGACCCGCATGGAACAGAAATCTAAGAACTATGCGGAGATGGCGGGCATTGATCCTAATGACTCCATGTACCAACAGGGTTTCAACTCAGACATCACTCAGCGAAACGCTGCCGTTTACGACCTGCACTCACAGTTCCTCTCAAAGAACCTTGAGACCCAGGCGGTCCTTGAGACCCAAGCTGACCTACAGCCGATGTTGGATGACCCTAATATCCTGGGGAACCCTGCAAGCGCTGACCACTTTGCGAGCTACTTCAACAACAACTTGAAGACCGGCGTGTTCCCAAGTGACGGCCATGCGGTTCAGGCGCTTCAACGAGTTGCCTCAGCGGCTGTGGAGAAAGACGGCGGTGTGACGCTGCTGGACAACCTTGGGGACAAGACGATTAACGTCTACGGGGGACAACGTAGAGTCGCGGACTTGTTGGGCCCTGAGATGATGGACAACCTGAAGATGAAGGCCGCTACGTCCACCTACACGCGAAACTCAAAGCGTAACGAAGAGTTCGAGCTGGGCCTTGCCAACGCTGTCCATCAAGCAGACCCCGCCGCTGGCTGGCAGGCCCTCAACAAGCTTGAACAGGGGAACGACTGGATTCAGACCGGCGAGCAGATGACGCCCCAGCGACAGAAGCTAATCGACGCAAAGAAACAGATGATTGCCAAAGTCGCCCAGGACTCACAAATGGGTCTCTTGAAGCTTCAACAAGCGGCCCAGGCAGACAACCGGCAGGCAGTCATTGATGACGCGTACACCCGCCGCATGAGCCAGGAGAACGTAGCTGTATCCCCTAAGTTTCTTCCAGTTAACGCCAACACTGGGGAATTCAAAGAGAGCGACATGGCGACCTATGCAGCCAACAAGCTGAATCAGATCAACGCTATGTCTATCCCTGAAGAGAGCAAGTCCGCAATGAAGGCCGCTTTGCTTCGAGCTGACTACGACAAGGGCCCGTTTCAAGAGAACTTCAAGACCCTCTTAACGGATGCCTCTCGGGAATGGCAGGGCGCCTTGCTCAACCCTGAGCCCACTGAGGACATGCCACGACTAAAGGAGCTTCAAGCGGCCTATCAGCAGGACCCCGCAACCATCGCCCAGCTCTTCCCGGATCAAGCGGGCCTCCTTGAGAAACTTCGGTATTCAGCGGAGTCGGGGATTGATCCACAGATACTGATAGACGCCGAGAAGTCCAAGAAGGGGCTCAGCAAGGACGAGTCCAAGTTTCGCGATGAACAGTGGTCTTCGGTCAAGAACGACAGCGGCTACAAGGAACTCAAGTTCATCCCTGGACAGTTCGAGAGCCAAGCCCGTCAGGTGTTCGACGCGGTGACTTTGAGGTCTGGTGACTCCAACGAGGCAGCAAGTGCGGTCTCGGAGTATCTGAAGAAAACTGCTGTGTCGTTCACTGAAGACAAGGGCACCTTTAGCTCTAACAGCTTTCACGGGATGGTCAGTAAGCGGGACCTGATGACGGACGTGAACGATGTCACCTCCTGGGAAACCGGTAAGTCGATCATCGACGAAACCATGCAGAACCTTCGTAAAGACGCCGACTGGGGAGCGGGTGGCCTAACCGTCACTGCTGCCCAAGGCATCATCATCATCCAGTCCCTCACCGGGCGCCAACTCCGAATCAGTAAGGACGCTCTTGGCAACCTTGCGCGGGATCGTGCTGCACAACAGAAGCAAGCGGCCTTCGACAAGAACGTGAAGTCTGCTCAGAAAGATCAAGAGCTACATGACCGGTACATCCTCGGAGGTGCCCGCAAACAATGACCTAAATAAAGGAGACCTCTATGAGTGACGACTATGAATCCGTGAAGACCAAGGGGACACCCTATGACGCCCTGATTCGACAAGAAGCTGACCGCAACGAAATCCCGTATGAGTTCATGCACAAGCTCATCTACAACGAGTCGAGCTTTAACACCGTCGCCAAGTCCCGCACGGGCCCATTGGGTCTTGGACAGTTCACAGAGTTGACCGGTAAGGCTTACGGCCTTATGACCCCTGAAGACCGTATGGACCCACAGAAGGCAGTCCCTGCGATTGCCCGTCACCTCAAGGACCTCAAAGGCGCCTATCAGGGTGACTTGCTGAAGGCAGCTTTGGCATACAACCAAGGCCAGGGCCGTTTGGGCTCCCCTCAGTTGGCCGCACTGGATCAAGGTGACTTCACCAAGATCAGTCCCGAGGGTCAGAACTACATGCGCAAGCTGCTGGACGTGTCCGGTGATTCGCCTTCCCGCCAATGGTTCGATGCCCAAGGAGTGACCAATCCCGGCATCAACCCAAAGGCCCAAGCCGTCAGCTTTGAGGATGCTACTCGGGGTGTGACGGCAGGCTCTAAGGTTCGTGTGGGTCAGGACCTCCCTCAGTTGGGCAATATGAATCTTGAAGGGGGCACAGCCCCTCAGACTCAACAAGACTTCATCACCCTTGAGAACCACATTGGGAAGCCCGCAAAGGGCACCTTCGAGGGTACAGGCGATGCCACAGCAGCCTCCCTGGCAACCTCACCACTGGCCTCTCTGTTTCGGTACGCCACTCAGGAGGACCATGACCCGCTGGACTGGGTGAACCCAAGTGATAACTCTCAGTGGACTGCTGACGATTACGACATGATCCGCAAGGAGGGTGTGGACCCTCAATACTTCAGCTTCGTGCAGGACTACGCCAAGGGCAAAAGGGCCAACCTTCCGAACGCCATTGCGATGGCAAAGGAGAACATGGCCTATGAGCAGCGCATTGGTAACGCTGGGACAGGCGCTCAGATTGTCGGTGGGTTTGCTGGGGCCGGTCTGGACCCTCTGACCTACACGCCTATTCCAGGGACAACTGGTATGCGTCTCATCTCTCGGGTTGCTCAAGGTGCGATGTACTCGGGCGCCGCTGCTGTGGCCTCTGAGGGTCTACGTGAAAACATCACGGGCATTGAGGGGCACTACGGGACAGCTCTCGTGGGTGGTGCATTGTTCGGTGCCGGGGCTACAGCTCTGTTTGATAAGGCGCTGAGGGCTGCACCGCATGAGGCTCCCCGCGTAGATGTTCCCGATGCTGACCTGAACGACTTCGCTGGTCCGAGCATTCGCTTGGAGGCCCGTGAGACAGCTCGCCAGTTGGGCCAGGACGACCCTTCACGTTTCCCATGGTTGGCCGGTGAGGAACCCAAGGAAGCCTTTGGGGTGAGCTATGTTGACCATCCTAACGAGCCTGGGGCTGTGCGCTTGCAGGACGGTTCAATCCTGTCTGCTGACAATCCGCTGAACCCTAAGACGCTTCAGGACGCCATGGAGGTTATGCCGGATAGCGTCCCTGAGAGAGCCGCCATGGGTGTACGGATGGGCGGTTTTACTGAGATTGGCTTGACCTTATTGCGCTCCGAGAGTGGCGAAGTGCGTGCCATTGGTGTGAATCTCTTCAGGTCACCTACGGGAATGCAGTCAGGTTCTAATGGTAAGTTCGGGGCGGTGGCTTCGGATGTCGTGGAGCGTCTTGGGGCGCAGGATCATGTAACTCTGAATAAGATGTCCGAGCAGCTCGTTGAGGCTGTAAAGGACCCCCAGCACGCCATGGCTTTTGGTGGTCGTCAACTTGCTATGGCGAATGTGGATCGCCGTGTTGGCGAGGCTATCGAAGATCAGACCGGCCAAAAGTGGTCACAGCTCAGTAAGAAGGAGCAGGAATACGGCGAGACGGTACGCGGTCACTACGACCACAAAGCTGACATTGCGGAGTTCCCACAGCAATTTGGCAATCCGAATGCTCGCTCTATTCTCCCTGAGACACGACATGCAGGCTCTTACATCCCCAACGTCTATGACGCTGCACTGAAGTCGCTGCATGCACTTCGGTTTGGCGGTGTGGAGGGTTTGCAGAAGGCGATTGCCAATAGCTGGTTGGTTTCGTACAAGAGCCGCCCACACGTCAAGGCCCGTGTCGATAAGCTAATGCAAGATCAGGCATCGAAAGCCGGTAAGACGCTGGATGATATCCAGTTGGAAGCGGCGGTCCAGAAGTACGCCAACGATAAAGCTTTCGGTGTCGCGCAAAGCGATGACCTCAATGCCTCGAATCTATTGGGTGACTCACAGGGGCTATCGTCAGCATCGGCCACTAACAACTTCCTTGAAGGGCGTCACCTCTTTGATTCCGACATGATCATACCGATGTCGGATGGCGGAACCTTTTCAGTGAATGACCTGCGTGTCTTCGACCTGATCCCGCTCACTGCCAGTTACAACCGCCGCATGAATGGTGACGTGGGCATCATGGCGGCTACCGGACGTTCAACCGAAGAGCTTCTTAAAGACATCGCAAAGGTCACTTCGGGAACTAAGGCCGAAAGGGCCGCACTGGGCGAATCCATAAAGATACTCACGCAGCAGGCCCGTATGAGTCCCGAAGGCGCCCTTGCGACTTCTGCAAGAACTCTGATGGACATGAGCTTTATTGCAAAGAATGCCTACATGGGCGTCCAGTCTGTAACAGAGGTGGCCGGTATGGTCACGAAGGGGCACACCCATATGCTACTGAAGGGCGTACCGCTGCTCCGTGAGATGACCCAGTGGGGCTCTAAGATCAGCGCTAAGGACCTCAAGGATATGCACTCAATGGTCTTTGGGCGTGAACTGGATAACTCAATCCGGCCAAGCCGTATGGACATCGTGCAGCGCATGCGGGATCAGGCCGACACCAACCCCTTGCTTGCTCAGGTCGTAGGTACGGCTAAGTACGCCACACAGGAACTCTCAGCTTGGAGTCCGTTCACCAAGTTCCTAACAGAGTCCTCTAACTACATCGCAGATGCTGGACGTTCAGGTGTTCTTTCGGATTTGGTGGATCACGTATTGGCAGGGCGAAAGTCAAGCCTCTTCACGCCGCAAAGGCTCCACGGGATGTCAATCAGCCCTAAGCAGTTCGCGGAAATCAAAGCCATGATCAATAAGCACATGGTGGTGGACGCGAAGGGGCGTTACAAGATCAAGGATCGGGCGGCGCTCCAGCGTGACCCAGCCTCGATGACCATGTGGCGTATGGGCGACAAGATTGCCAACGAAACAATCCTTAGACCCCATACGCTCTCGAACGCTGACACCGTGGCGCATGGGGCGGGTGTCGGCATGGCTATGCAGTTCAAGAAGTTCGTACTGCGCTCTGTGAATGGAAGGCTTATCCGGGGTTTCTATGAGGCCACCAAGAACGGTCGGGCCATTGATCAGACCATGCAAGCGGTTATCTCGACGGGCCTCGCTATGTCTACCTACGTGGCAATGAAGTACAGCCAAGCAGCAGGCATGCCCAAAGACCAGCGTGAGAAGTTCCTACAGCAATCCCTGGACCCCAAGATGTTGGCCTATGCGGCTTTGTCCCGTAGCTCACACATTGGGGCTCCCTTGGGTTTGGTGAACATCGTAGCGGCACCTTTGGGGTTCGATCAGGCGGCGGCTGTACGTTCTTCGATCCTCCCACGGGGTCCTAAAGAGCAACGCCCGCAAGGTGCCATGAAGTATTCGCCACTGAAGTCTGACCAAATCACTGGTCTGCTCGGTCGGGTTGCCGAACAGATTCCCGCAATGGGAACTGTGGGCAGCGCGTGGCAGGTTACGGACAGTGCCCTTGGCGCCCTTGGTACTGACTCCCGTCGAGCTGATCAGGAGTACATGACAGGTGTGTTCAACGGCCTTCGCGGCCTCGTGCCGAATGACCCTGTGTCTCAAAAGCTCTTGCTCATGATGATGGAAGGGCAGGGCGTAGAGATTCGTTAAGAAAGCGCCTCCCGCAAAAGCCCCCACTATAAGCAGATGTCACCACGAGTCTGCTTTCTCAAATTCATAACTCACAAGGAGGACTTAATGGCCGCTCCAAAGACAGTCCTTACGTACCCACTTAATGGTGCGCAAAGAGACTTCCCTATTCCGTTCGAGTATTTGGCTCGTAAGTTTGTCGTCGTGACCCTTATTGGGAAAACCCGGCAGGTGCTTACTCTGAACTCGGACTATCGCTTTACCGCTCGAACAACTATCACAACCACAAAGGCGTGGGGTCCTGGAGACCTCTTCACGAGCATAGAGCTTCGCCGGGTGACTTCGGCAACTGAACGCCTCGTGGACTTTGCGGATGGTTCGATTCTTCGGGCTTACGACTTGAACACTTCACAGGTTCAATCTCTGCATATCGCTGAGGAAGCCCGTGATTTGACTGCTGACACCATTGGCGTGAACAACGATGGAGACCTCGATGCACGGGGGCGGCGGATAGTAAACGTTGGTGATGGCGTTCTCGATGGTGATGCCGTGAGCATGGGCCAAACCCGCCGATGGGCTGAGTCCGCATTGAACCAAGCGAACCGGGCTGAGACTCAGGCGAACACCGCAATAACTCAGGCGGCCCAGGCAACGGAGCAGAATCGACAATCGCTGACCAATAACCAGCAGTCGTATACGAACCTGCAACGGACCATCGAGAACCGCCAACTGGCTGAGAATGCTCAGAAGAACTCTGAGGGCGCGCGCGACACTTCCAAGCAGTGGGCCGATGCGTCCGCCGCGTCTGCTGTTAAGTCCGAGACCAGTAACCAGCAAGCTCTGGTCAACAACCAGCAGTCGTATACGAACTCTGTGCGTGCGAAGACCGAAGCTGACCGGGCAAAGACCGAAGCTGACAAGCTGGGTAACGCAAACGAGTTCATGGGGACTCTCATTAACGTGACTGGAGGTGTTCCGAAGTTCAAGGACGCACTTCAGGTTGGCGGGTCTTATGGCGTAACGCTGCGTAAGGAGGACCTTCAAGACCCGGCCACGCCCTATGTGGTCCGTATGGTGCATAGTGCTGATGGTGCTGTTCGACTGATTGATGACCTCCGTGGTCGCGTCCGCGTGACGTACTCTACAGAGGGCCACTTGATCACTGGCAACAGCGTGGACGCAGGTGCTGATGTCCTTTCCCGCTCAGGTTCGTTCAGGTCGTATGCCGCATCTGAGAATGCCAATGCCCACTTGTGGTTTCACGGACCGGCTTCAACCCGTGCGGTGATCTATTCGGACCCACTGGGTCAGATTATGTTAGCGCCTGCGTACGCTATGCCGGGTTCTCCCGGTGCGACCATCCGCATCACAACGGGCGGCACCCTCGCAGGGGTTGAAGGTGTTGTGTTTGCCACAGGTAACTCCCTGCTTGGTGACGGCGATATCTACTCTACGGCGTACAAGGATCGCTCCCTGCGCTCTAATCTGCGGGCCTTCGATGCACCTCACCGCTTGCAACTCGTACAGCTTGCAACAGGGGCAGTTGGCAACGGGACCACCATCACCTTGACAGACGATGCGTGGAACTACGAGTCCTTCGGTGGGCTGTACCAAGGCACCGCTGGCGTCTATACGAGCGTTCAGGGGCTGCGAGAGCTGGCTAACATGCCGGTCAACACTCAGATGTACGTGACCCACTCGCCTAATAGCTATGTCCTGATGGCGTTCCGTGACACCAATACGGCTCAGCGCCGAGTGCTTCAGTTCGTATCGTTCGGGCCCAACTCCGGGTTTGCCAACTTCTACGGATTCAAGCGAGTTCCGTACACACCATAAGGAGGCTCAATGCTCGAACTTAATTTTAACGAGGGGGTGGTTCGCGCCACTCCTGTTGTTGCTGCGGCTGGTGCTGATGTAGCAAGCCGTTTTGCTGGTTTAACGATGTCCGACTGGTTCTATGCAGCGGCCATTATCTATTCGCTCACTCAATGCGCCGTCTTGGTCTACAAGACTGTGAAGGGGGTCCAAACAAAACAGGAGGTTTAATGTCGCAATCTATTCTCGAACAACTACTTGAGGCAATCGACACCGAGACCGGTAAGAATCTTTTGCGGGACCTAAAGAATCCCGAGCTACGAACCCCTCAGCTTTACAACGCCATCGGCAAGTATCTTGACCGTCACAAGTTCACCATCGCTAAGTTGCAACCTGATGCGTCCCTCTTGGGTGACTTGGCGGCTGCGCTTAACGAGGTCCCTGAGCTGACCGACGAAGAACTATACGGTCCAGCAACTCAGCACTAAGGAGCCATAACCATGACAACCCTTACCAAGGGTCTCTTGGGGCTTCTGTGTGCCTGTCTGATAGCCCTTGGGATTTACTTCAAAGGCTATCACGACTCTGACCAGAAACACCTTAAGGAGGCCGCTGAGACAGCTTTAGTCTACAGGCAGAAACAGGGGGAAGAACGTGAGCAATCTCAAAAGACTTTGGCTGACATCTCGAAGCAATGGCAGACGTATTTATCTGAACAGCCGAAAGTGGCTCAGAGGACTATTGATAGGTTGCGTAATGACAATATCAGCCTGCTCGTCAAACTTGGCGATGCCACTGTGCGTTCAGTCACAAGTTCAGGTAGACCCGTCCCTAATGGTTACGCCGAGCTACACACAGACACTTCTCGATTCCTTATCGAGCAAGCCCAACGATGTGACGCCCAAGTAGCGGGCCTGCAAGGAGTAGTTAAAGAACTGCAAAGGAGAAAGTAAATGGTCATTAATTTGAAGGAGTACCGCGACAAGAAAAGAGATCAAGCTAAGCAAGTGAAGTGGCCGGGTGATCCCGAGTGACCCGAACTGTTCGCACTGGCGAGCAGGACATAGCGTTACTGAAAAGGTCCTTTGTGGCCTTTTTGTTTGTCCTGTGGCGCGCTCTAAACCTCCCTAAGCCCACCAAGTGCCAGATAGACATGGCACGAACCCTCAGCGATGGAAAGCAGCGAAGGTTCATCCTGCAAGCCTTCCGAGGCATCGGCAAGTCCTTCATTACGTGCGCCTTTGTGGTCTGGAAGTTGTGGAACAACCCACAGCTGAAGTTCCTCATTGTGTCGGCCTCGAAGGAACGGGCAGACGCCAACTCCATCTTCATCAAGCGAATCATCGACCTGCTTCCGTTCCTTGCTGAACTGAAGACAGGACCCGGCCAACGGGATAGCTCCCTGAGCTTCGATGTGGGACCGGCCAAGCCCGACCACTCGCCCTCTGTAAAGTCTGTAGGCATCACCGGCCAACTGGCGGGGTCCCGCGCTGACATTCTTATCGCGGATGACGTTGAGGTCCCGAACAACTCCGCTACACAGTCCGCACGGGATCACCTGGGCGAACTCGTGAAGGAATTCGATGCGATCCTGAAGCCGGGTGAAGCATCCACCATCATCTACCTGGGCACGCCTCAGACTGAGATGACTCTTTATCGTGAGCTGGAAAACCGTGGCTATGTGACCACTATCTGGCCTGCGAGATATCCGAAAGACCAGAAGGACCGGGAGAGCTACGGCCATCGTTTGGCGCCAATGATCGCTAACGAGCTGGAAGCTGACGGGACCCTTTACTGGAAACCTACAGACCCTGTGCGCTTTGATGACACTGACTTGCGTGAGCGTGAGCTGTCATACGGGAAGGGTGGCTTTGCGCTTCAGTTCATGCTCAACCCGAACCTAAGCGATGCCGAAAAGTACCCGCTGAAACTGCGTGACTTCATCGTGGGCCGCTTCAGCCTCGATACAGCCCCTACGACCTTGCAGTGGTTGCCTAACGGTAACAACGAGGCCAAGGGCCTTCCTAATGTGGGCCTTAAAGGTGATCGGTTCCACCGCTACGAGACAGTAGGCCAAGCGTCCGCACCGTACTCCGCGAAGATCCTTGTGATCGACCCAAGCGGTCGCGGTAAGGATGAGACCGGCTATGCGGTCCTCTACATGCTCAACGGCTATATCTTCCTGATGGACTGGGGCGGATTCCGTGGTGGCTACGATGACAAGACCTTGCAGGCTCTGGCAGACATCGGTAAGCGCTTCAAGGTGAACGAGGTGATCATTGAAGGCAACTTCGGTGATGGTATGTACGTGAAGCTGTTCAGCCCTGTGATGACCCGTACGCACCGTTGCGCGGTCACTGAGGTGAAGTCTAAGGGCCAGAAAGAGCTACGCATCTGTGACGTGTTGGAGCCTGTACTGGGTAGCCACAAGCTGGTGGTCTCAGAGGATGTCATTACGCGGGACTATGAGACTGCCTTGAACATCGACGGCACGACTGACATCAAGTACAGCGGTTTCTATCAGCTTTCGAGAATCACGAAAGATAGGGGCTCACTGGCCCATGATGACCGACTTGATGCCCTGGCAATCGGCGTTCAATTCTTCACTGATTCCATGGAGAAGGATTCTGAGGTGGGAGCTTCGGAGATGCTTGAAGAGTACCTAATGCAGCACATGGAAGACCCGCTTGTGGGCTTCGAGGATCACCGACAAATGATGATTGGTGACGTGATGATGCAGTACGAGGAAGACGGAACGACCACCAATTACATGGGGTGGTGACTACTTAAAGGGGCCTTCGGGTCCCTTATTTTTCAGCTTTTGCCAGGGCTACAGGCCACGTCCTGCAAGGGCTCCAAAAGCACCCACTATAACCATAGGGAGGCTTAAAGTTACTCTCTCTTAGAGATACCTCTGAGACCTCTCTGAGACCTCCTGTTTGGGTGGTGGCTATCACCATCCTTACCACCTTCTCTATTAACAGCTCAAAGGAGGCTGAAGCATGATCACAGTAATGACTACTCGCTGGCAGACCTTTGTGGCTGTCGTTAAGGCCCTGGCGAAGCACCGGGCTACTTACAAATTCCTTGCGTTGCTCTTGGTGACTCTCGGACTTACTAAAGGAGGGCCATTAGTGGAAAGCCTCGGTAACGTGGTCTGCGTTATAGTGACTGGCGGGTGTGCTGAATGACCTCTTGATGGTCCCTTTGAGAATCTGACAGAAAAATCTGAATGACCACCTCAACTGTTCTACGCCACCAGTTCCCCCCGTGGCCCCTCTCGCGCCTGAGCCTTACCGCATGGGTGCGCCTGGGGTCCTTAACGTGCGTCCATGCGCCTCTGTAAGTTGGTCGTTTGGGCCCGCTGGGCTGTGTCAAGTTTGTACTAAGAGAGCCGCTAAGCCACTGATTCTATTGGGTTCGTAAAGAGTTCTTGCAGTTCTGCATGAACTGGCCCTTGAGGCCGTAGACGGCGGCGCCGACCTTGTAGGTCTTGCCATCGGCGGCGAGGGCGATACTGCTGGCGAGCAGGGAGAGGGCCGCCACGGCGGCCAAGGTTGTACCAAGTTTCAT